CCAGTAACAGTAACTTACGTTCAATAATATAAACTATGGCAGTAATAAGAGATAATAGAGGAGCCCTTTTAGCAAGTAATTTATCACAATACTTAGCCGGTGCAGCTAACACCGCAGGAACTCCAATTGATACTAACGAATTAGTTAGAATCGTGAACAATTTTTTGGGACAGGGAGAGCAAATTAGTGCAGATATCACTACCATTACAAATGGTATTTACAAAAAATTTGGTGCTATTGATAAAGTAACTAACAGAACAGAAATTGTAACTTCTGGAATATGGAGTGGTGATACAGGTTCGTTAACAATTCAGATGAATTTTACATCATCAGTACAACAATCATCAACAAGTGGTAAATACTATTTGGATGTATATAATATGCAAACTTCATCCGATGCAGCAGAGGTTCAATTCTCAATTGCATATGGTGATGCTAATGGATATGGTGCACCAACATTGACAGATGATGATTCAAGCACACTTCCTACATTGGCTACTTATAATCAATATAAAAATGTATTATTAGATTCAACTGACCCTTATTTTACAGTTTTAAGCGGACCTACTGCAAGTGCAACTAGCACATTTGATTTAACATCTTTTTACGCAATTAACATTAATAGAGCTAGATACAAAGAAAGATTGGATCCAGGAAATATTCAAATTAAATTATCTGGTTCAGCTGGATTGGTAACTCTAATTGATGATAGTGGTGGAACTGATGAAAATGTAACAACCGCAGGTAGAGTTTATAACTTAGTTAGTGGTTCATTAAATATTGGTTCAGCATTAACTGCTTCAATTAAACAATATACTGATAATGCAACTAAACAAGGATATGGTTTATTCTATCCTGATATGGGTATTATCTTATTGAATCCATCAGCATTTACAGGTTCGGTGAGTTCATCTTTACAATCAGCAACTGCAACTGAGGCTGCAGGTGTTTATCATTTATCAAGTTATGGAAGAACTAAGGGTGCCGCAGCAGTATTACACGCATTGGCAAGTGGTTCTGATTTTCAAGTAAGAAGAACTGAAAATGTATCAACATCGCATTTCTTTGTTAGAGCAAACAATAGAGAATTCAACTTCTCAAACAACCCAACATTCGTAACAGGTTCAACGGGACAATTCTCTGTATCAAGTTTTGAAAGAGACCCTAAAGTTTACATTACAACGGTTGGTCTTTATGATGATGCAAACGAATTGTTAGCAGTTGCAAAAACTTCTAAACCAATTGAAAAATCATTTGATAAAGAAGTCGCAATTAAAGTTAAATTAGATTTCTAATCGGAGAATAAATTAAAATCTATTAACCCACCTTAATTTGGTGGGTTTTTAGTTTTAGAATATTTATATATGATATGTTAAAAAGAATACCAAAATCAGATATTAGTGTTAGGCCATTCAAAGCCTATAAACAATGGAATTTCGATAATACATCTACTGAAATTACTTTATTAGAAGCAGATTCGGAATCGGAAGCTTCATCATCTTATTTTCCAAAAAAATCAATATACGGACAACTAAGAGCTCAATTTTATAATGGTAATGAAGATAATCCATTTTTAAGATTTGGAACAAAAACCGTAGATTACGCAACGGGATTGGGTTCTGAAAGATATATAAGTAGTTCTGCAAAAATATTATCAATTCCACAAATATATGTTGGTGAAGGAATTAAAAAAGGTTCTGTAACTTTAATAGATAATGGAACTTCGTATATTGATGATGGATATGGTAATTTAATTGGTGCCGCAGGTGATACGGTTAATTTTTCCGTATTTAATAACCAAACGGGAGCTGCAACATTTACTGACTTTTTAGGAAATGTATATGATATAGTTGTTACTACTATAAATTTTCAAACAGGTGTAATAACGGGAACATATTCAGGAGAACCATTTTCTGCAAATATGGTATCGTTTAATTTAGAAACAGGAGATATGACTGTTGATAATTTTGATTTCTTAGAAGGTGCTGCCGGTTCCGATAAAGCTGGTAATATATTTTATAATCAAGGATTAATCGTTTTAACAAGAGTGGTAAATGAAAGATTAAATAATAGTTGGGATTTATCTTTTAAATCTACAAAAACAATATACGAACATGAATATCTTTTAATAGTGAATCCTGACGAGTTTAATATATCGCAAAACCCATCTGCAGTAAAAGAAGTTGGATTTGAATACCAATATGTAACAGGATCGGATAATAAAATTTATAAAGTAAACACAAAAACCGGAGCAAGATATATTAGAAAAAGATTTGAATTAGAAAATGGTAATACTTTGGATTTTAGATATACATCATCCGTAAATTCATCAATACGTGGTGGATTTGATGATTGGGAGACAAATGGTTCGGTAGATACAACTGGCTCATTCTTAACACCATTTATTACAACAATTGGTTTATATGATGATGATTTGGATTTAGTTGCAGTTGCAAAATTACCGCAACCAATAAAATCCGAACCAGATTTTCCTGTAAACTTTATTGTGCGATTTGATATTTAATTTATATTTATACTTAAAAACAAATAATATGGCTAAAAGTATTTTAGAATTATACAATGAACAAAAATCAGGTGACTGGCAAGAAGGTAAACCTGCTGCAGATTTAGTAGATGCAAATAAAGCAAACGACAAAACAAAATATTCAGTAGGTATTGACTTTTCTGGAACAAAAAATGCGGATGATAAAGCTATTGCAACATTTGAAGCAATTACACCAGCTAAAAGTAGATATGGTATTGCCGGCGGTCAAATTGGTGGTGGTAGTTCGTATTTAAAAAACGGATATACCGATGTAAAGCCATACGGCAAAAACGATAGAACAAAATAAGTTTAATGGCTAAAAAAGTTACAAAAAACAAAACCAACTCTAAATGGGTTGCGAAAAAATATGGATTTAAGTCAGGTCTTGAAGAAAACATTTCCACTCAAATTGCAAATAAGGGAATCTCTGTTCAATATGAATCCGAAGAAGTTCCTTATATTATACCTGCTTCTGAACATACTTACCACCCTGATTTTAAGTTACCAAATGGTATAAGAATAGAAACGAAAGGTAGATTTGTTCTTGCAGATAGAAAAAAGCATCTTTTAGTGAAACAACAACATCCAGAATTGGATATCCGTTTTGTATTTACAAATTCCAAAAATAAAATAAATAAAAAATCCAAAACCACCTACGGAATGTGGTGTGAAAAGAATGGATTTAAATATGCAGACAAAGAAATACCAGATGAGTGGTTTTTAGAACCATAAAAATTTGGTATTTTAAAATATTTGTCGTATATTTGGTTTGTGTTGAAGCAGACTGATAAAAATATCGTAATATCCACGTTGTCTAATACGTTGGGTAGTTATTCCGCATTAAAGGGTAACGAATTAGCATTTTATTGTCCGTTTTGTAATCACCATAAACAAAAATTACAGGTTAATACCGAAACTCAAAAGTGGCATTGTTGGACTTGTAATAGTGGTGGTAAAAAATTGACATCCCTACTTCGTAAACTTGATGTGGATAGGAAAACTATATCCGTAATCAGAGAAATATATGGAGATAGTAATTGGACACCACAACAGGAAGATGCCGAAACAAAGGTATTCATTTCACTCCCAAAAGAATTTATTAGTTTAGCAGAAGAGCCAAAAGGATTTAATCCTGAATATAAGCATGCTATCCATTACCTTAACGAAAGAGGTATTACACAAAAAGATATAATCAAATACAACATAGGGTATTGTAAAGAGGGATTGTATGCAAGACGAGTAATAATTCCATCATATAATTCCGATGGTTCACTTAATTACTTCGTTTCCCGTTCTTATTATACAGATGAGAAAATGAAATACAAAAACCCACCAATTAGTAAGAATGTTATAGCATTTGAATCACAAGTAAATTGGAAAGAACCGATTATACTTTGTGAGGGTGTATTTGATGCAATCACAATCAAACGAAATGCAATTCCACTACTGGGTAAGTTTCCTTCTAAACAATTAGTTGAGAAAATCTTTATGAGTGGTGTTAGTGATATCATCATTTCGTTGGATAACGATGCGATGAGTGAAGCATTGAAAGCAGCAGAGTATTTTAGAAAGAACGGAATACAGGTTAAAATGATGTATTTGAAAGATAAAGATGCCGCCGATATGGGGTATGAAAAATTCTACGAAGAACTAAAGAAAACTAAAGAATTTACTTCGGAAGAATTATTGTTAAATAAAATAAATTCATTATGAGTTTAAAAAGAATTTATCATATTGCGGATGTTCATATCCGTAATGTGAAACGACACAAAGAGTATAGACAAGTATTTGAAAAAATGTTTGAAGAAATTCGTAATAGAGGAACGGAAGATTCAATCATTTATTTAGCAGGTGATATTGCACATGCTAAATTGGAAATGTCTCCAGAATTAGTTAGAGAGATTAGTTGGTTATTTACAGAGTGTGCTAAATTGGCACCCACAATCCTTATCACAGGTAACCACGATTGTAATATGAACAATTTGGATAGAATTGATGTTCTTACTCCGATTGTCGAAGCATTGAATTTAGATAATTTTTATTATTTAAGAGATACACAGGTTTGGAAATATGGTGATACTGCATTTGCTGTTTATTCTATTTTTGATAATAAGGATAACTGGCCTAAAGCAGAAGATATTGATGCAAAAACAAAGATTGCATTATTCCACGGCCCCGTGGATAATTCTATTACGGATGTGGGTTATGTAGTTTCATCACGTCACTTTACAACGGATATATTTGATGGATATGATTTAGCTCTATTGGGTGATATTCATAAACGCCAGGAAATGATTAGTCCGAAAGGATGTAAGGTAGTTTATGCCGGCTCATTGGTTCAACAAAACTTCGGTGAAACATTGGATAAGCACGGTTTCATTGTTTGGAATATGGATACTCTAACTTACGAAGGAATTGATATTGCGAATGAGTATGGATATTATACTTTAGATGTGGATAATGGTGTTGTTCCAATTGTATCAGATATGCCGAAGCATGCACGATTGAGAGTTCGTTTATCTAACACCGATACTGCCGATACAAAGAAGGTATTGACAGAAATTAAGATGAGATACGGACTTGAAGATTTTACAATCATTAGAACGGACTCGCTTTCTAAATTAAAGACCGGAAATAGACAAAACAAATTGGACTTTGAAGATATAACAGATGTAAACCATCAAAACTCTTTAATACACGATTATGTTAGTAGAATGATGCCGTTTGTGACACAACAAGACCTTGCGGAATTAGAAACTATAAATAGAGATGTAAATAGTAGAATTGTATTAGATGATGTTGCAAGAAATATTCAATGGAAACCAATCCGTTTTGAATTCTCCAATATGTTCTCTTATGGTGAAGATAACAAAATCGACTTCAGCAAATTGAATGGTTTGATGGGATTATTCGCACCAAATGCAAGTGGTAAATCCTCACTATTTGACTCTATCTCATTTTGTTTGTATGATAAGAGTAGTAGAGCATTCAAAGCAGCAAACATAATGAATAATCGTAAAACCGATTTCAAATGTAAATTGGAATTCGATATAAATGGTGAAAGATACTTCATTGAGAGAAGTGCTAAAACAATCAACAAAGGAAGGAATGTAAAAGTGGATGTTGAGTTCTACAAAATGGAAGGAGATGAAAGAACATCACTAAACGGAACGGAACGTAGAGATACCAACGCAATCATTGAACAATATGTAGGAACGTATGAAGATTTCGTTCTAACTGCATTGAGTTTGCAAGGTAACAATGCCCTATTCATTGATAAATCCCAATCAGAGAGAAAAGATTTATTAGCACAGTTTATGGGATTGAATATCTTTGATAAATTGTATGATACTGCATTGGAAGATATTAGAGAAGTGAGTGTGCTTATCAAAAATTTTAAGAAAACCGACTTTACGACAGAATTGGCGAATAAGGGTATTGAGATTAAAGATAGAAAAGGTGAATTAAAAGAATTACAACAACAATTAAATTCTGAAACAAAAATAAAAGAAGGAATTGAAGGTGAGGTATTGAATTTAACAAGACAACTTGCACCAATCGACTCTAATTTGGATTTACCTACTTTGGAAGAGAAACGAAAATCAATTGGAAAACAAATTGAAAATTTAGAAACGGAGTATACAAATACCGAAACCAAAATAGAAACACACAACGATACTCTTACAGAAATTTCTAAATCAATTGAAGAAAAGAAAACCTTTAATGGTTCGATTGATATAGAAACTGCTTATTCAAATTATCAACGAGAGAAAACCAATTTAGTTGAAGCTACAAAAGTTTATGATACTGCAAAACTACATTTAAGTTTAGCAGAGGAAAAGATTTCACATTTGGATAAACACGAATATGACCCAAATTGTAAATTCTGTTGCAATAATGAATTCGTTAAAGATGCGATGAAGGCAAAAGAAGGATTACCCCAATTTAAAGATGTAGTTAAACAGGCGATGATTGATTGTGTGGGTATTCAACAAACATTGGATACTATGGAAGGTGTGGAAGAACAATATAATCAATTACAAGAATTAAAAACCAGATATTCCAAATTGAAAGTGATATTAGAGAAAGCAGAAATGGAATATAAAGGTTTGGAAACTAAAGAAGAATTGTTGCAAACTCAATTGGACAAAGTTGAAGAAGATATTGAGAAATATTACGAAAACGAAGATACAATTGAAACCAATAAAGAGTTAGAAAAACAAATCAAAGAAAAGGAAACTCTTAAATCGGAAGTTGATAAGGTAATAAGACAAATTAACAAAGATATAAACGACACAAATAGTGCTATAACGCAATTACAATCGTTTATAGACAACATCAAAACAAAGATGGATGAAGTTAAGGATTTGGAAGAAAAGAACCGCCTATACACCTATTATTTAGATGCAGTGAAGCGTGATGGAGTTCCATATGAATTAATTTCGAAAGCATTGCCAGTTATCCAAACGGAAGTAAATAATATATTAGGACAGGTGGTTGATTTCGGAGTTGTAATGGAAGTGGATGGTAAGAATATCAACGCAAAGATTGTTTACGAAGACCAGGAATGGGCTTTAGAGATGTGTAGTGGTATGGAGAAGTTTATTAGTGGACTTGCGATACGAGTTGCACTAATTAACATATGTGGATTACCTCGTCCAAATTTCTTGGTAATTGATGAAGGTTTCGGAACATTGGATAGTGATAACCTTTCATCCCTTTTTGGAATGATGCAATATTTAAAAACTCAATTTGATTTTATTTGGGTAATATCCCATTTGGATGCTATGAGAGATATAGTGGATGGATTAATTGAAATCAAAAAAGAAAATGGATTTAGCAAAATTGATTTTTAATATTTATTAATATGGTAAGTATAGAAAAATTTAGAGA